CAACGTAATCGTTTCATCAGTCAACGTCATCACGTCGGAGGCATCAGTAATCGTGCCACCATCCGAGAAGGTGACACTATCCATCACCATCGCACCAAGATCGTCCTCGGTATCGCTGAGGTAAAGATACCTCGTTGTGCCTCCAATGTTAACTCTTAACGTCCGAGTATTCGCAGAAAGCAAATGCCCGGCACCAGCCGTGAGTCCGTCCGTATGGAACAAGAAGCCCTTGTCGTCGAACTCACCTACTGCACCACCCCACGCAGCGAGGTTGAAAAACGCCACCGGGCGTGTCGCCACAGTGTCCATCAGCGTACACCCAGTAGGAACGTTTATCTCCGCGTCAAACGCGTAGTACCCACCACCAAGGTTGTGCATGTCTTTCGCAGCGAGGTTTATCTCGCCGCAGATTGCAGCCGCCATACCACCGGCAGAGTCGCCAGTGGAACCATAGTCAATTCGACCAACGATTGCGTTGGCCCACGAGCCGGTTCGGTACTCAGAGTTCAAACTGGCCCTAAGTACCTCGAAGATTCCAGCTCCGGAGGCCGTTTGTGTCTGGTCGATGTCCACTGAACGAATCGTCCCACTCGTCAGCGCACAGGTCGTGTTGATCTCAAGAGCGCGGTCCGAGGCAGGCGACAGCGTAAGAGGGGCGCTAGAGCTCCCCAATATGAAATCGCCTTTCACAGTGAACGTTCCATCCTCATGGAAAATAACTACATCTTTTCCATTAGACGAAATCCCCGCCTTGAGTAATTGTCCCTTGAAAGACATATTATTGCACCTCCAAGCTAATTGTTAAACGCCGTAATTGGCTATTGCATACCACTTATGCCCATCTGAGAAGAGCAAAAGGGCATCGCCAGCGTCACCAAGGGTATAGTCTCCCTCCCAAGAATACGAGTCATCCTGATCCTGAACCGTGACGTCGCCATTGTCAGTAATCAGTTTGATGGAGTAAGCCTTACCCATCGCTGCGCACACATCTGGCAGCGTGACGGTAAAAGCGCCACCGGTGGAGTCACAGTTAATAACCTGCTCGAACACTTCCGCGGTGTCCGATTCGGTCCAGTTAACCACCCTGGCGTTTTCCATCACTTGCATATCCATTAGTGATGCTTGACCTCTCTCGATCATAATAAATTCCTCCAGATTAAAACTTAATCAAATCGTCGATCTCTTTAGCCATTCCCGTCAGCTGGCCTCCCTTCGGTCCTGTCTGTCGGGAACCCCTGGGATTTGCGAACGCAGGGTTCTGAGGTGGTTCACCGCCTTCTTTTGGTTTCTCTCCAGGCTTCGGGGCGGATATTCCGAGAACCTTTCGTGTTCGATTAGCTGCCTCATCGAAGATCTTCGTGACGTTCCAGTCTGGATTCTCCGAATGAACTTCATTAGCAAGCAACTGCACAGTCCGCTGCACCGGTTTCAGGTCTTCATTAGCATCGTAAAAGTCGCCAACCATCTTCTGAAACGCGATCTGCCTACGAACGTGCGAAACCACTATCCCTGGAACGTTGAGCAACGTACGTTCCTGTGCCATCGGTATCGACTGCTGTACGCCAGCCATGTAAACACGATTAAGCAACTTGTTAAACTCTTCAGGGTTGTCGATAAGATCACTAGGATCCTTTCCACTAAGGAAATCAACTTCTTGTACAGCAACGTCCTTAAGTGGTGCCACAGGCTTTGGCTCTGCAGGCGGCCCCGCTGGCGGTTGCCCACCTGGAGGTGGTTCGCCCTCCTTTGGTTGCGCTGGCGGTTCAGTCGGTTCTGCAGGAGCACTCGGGCCAGAAAGTTGCTCAATACGTTCCATAAGCAACGCATTCTGCCGTCTCAATAATTCAGCTTCGTCCGGTGGTTCCCCTGGCGGCTCAGCCGGCGGAGGTTCCACTGGTGGCTCTCCCTCACCAGGCGGTTCTGCTGGTGGTTCTGCTGGTGGCTCTACCGGCGGTTCCGCTGGTCCTGGCTCCGGAGGTTCCGGAGGCTCGACCGGTGGTTCTACCGGCGGCTCAACGGGTGGCTCAACGGGTGGTTCTGCCGGTGGCTCGCCCACACCAAACTCGGAAAGCATGCTATCAATCTCGTCCTTTGTTCCTTTGTCTCCGTTTTCCATAGTCGTCTCCTTATTCACTTTGTTCATAATTTGAACAAAGTGGCGCAGTGTTACATTTCGTTAATTCCATCTTGCAAATTCCGTAACGTTAGTTCAGGCAGTTGAAGTACGTTCCGCAATGCCTCCGCATTCCCGCCCAACCTTCGTAACGATCTCTCCAGATAAATGTTCTCTGGGTCTTCAAGGTTATCACGAATGTCCTCCATCCAAGCTTCGATCTGGACTTTCATTGCCTGCCAAAAAGGCGAGCCGATGCCAAGTTCGAATTCCCGAACGGAGCACTGAATCTTTACTGGCGGCCTGTCAAAAATCTTTGCGTCTTCGTTAGGCACTCAAACCTCCTTTAATTGGAACAAGGTTACCAGCTTCCGCACCTCTTAAGGCCTCCTCATCAGGGACCACTTTAGCTTGCATGCGCTCGAACTCACTGATGTTCTTAGCACCAAGGTTTCGAGCGATATGACGAAAGATCCGAACAATATCGAACTTTTGGTTAAGCTCTGGATGCTCCGCAAGAATGGCAAACATCTGGAGCCAGCCATCGGAGAAGTTGTTCCCCGGAACGCTTCCATCACGAACGAAAACGTCATAGTCAATAAGGATGTCGAACGGTGAAACCGGAATACGCCCACGTCGAACGTTCCCGCCATACTCCTTAATAAGTTCTTCCTGCCAGCGTCCGGTGCACTTAACGAAGTTATCCATGGACGACAGTTGCTGAGCATGACTAGCAAACATGTAACCTAGGTCCCGCATCCCTTGCAAGCCCATTACCTTAGCAATACGTTCTAGCCGATTTATTGCCCCTGCACGCGTTCCTTGAAATTCTGCCTTCGTCAAGCGCTCCGGTCCGCCTTGTCTCAACGAGCCCATCATAGGATCATCGGCACCACCGATCTTCTGCATCCACTGAACAATCCACGAAGAATCGCCAATGTTCTCTCGCGTAATGTCACTAACCTTCATCTGCATAGCAGCGTTCTCAACGCCCCTTCCCCAGGCCGGACGTCGCATTCGTACCAACTTGCCTGGCTTCGGGTCTTCCATGTCCTTCGCATTCAGCAGGTAAGGGTCGTAAATAATCATATCGTGTATGGCCTTGCGCACATTCGTAATATGTGAGTTAAACAGCCAGTCAAGCGTGCCCTGCAGGCCGTGAAGTACTTCGATTCGCGAAACAGGCGTGGACGTGTAACCATCCGAATCTGGAGCCATCGCCACGATCGGATATAGATTGTGCGTCAAGCCAAGTGGTTTAGCTCTCACAACCAGACAATCACTAGCCACACCAAATAACCACTTTTGTGGATAGTCGGACTTGCCAAGTGCCTTGTCTTTGCCATCCGTCCACTGGCTTGGAATCAGGTCGATATACATGTTGATAACGTCAACCGGGTCAGTGGTTTCGTGCCTACCGCCAGCCTCGCGAATCGACATGCCCGTTTTTTCTGTTCGTTTCGACTTGTCTTCACCATATAGCGAAGACTTCTTGTATATCAAGTGCTGCAAGTAACGTACGTTAAAAAGGTCCGGACCAACAAGTTCCTCACTGAGCAACTTCACGTAGCTCGTTCTCTCAACCCATCCACAGAACTCGCCCTCTTGAATTCTATCAACGGGCACGTTCGGATCGGGCAGCCAAAGATAAGGGTCGATGTTGTCAAGTTTATTACCTTCGAACAAAAGCTGGTCGCCAATCATCTCCTTCCTCGGTCCCTGACCAATGAACTGCCCGAGACGTCCCATGAACCCACGCTGACCTTTAACAACCTTACCACCATAGTGTTGATGCCAGCTTGGAGCACCAAGACCTATACCGTAAGCAATCGAATCACGGAACATCGTATGCAAAGCAAGTGCAACCTTGGTCTTGTTACAATGCACGTTGACGAGCAACTCCATAAGAATAGCCCCGATGGTGTCTTCTGGCGAGACGCCTTCATACCTAAATATCGGCTCTTCCAGAAAGGCCATCACAAGATACGTAAGCACCGTCTCCAGAATCGCGTACGAGTATGGAAACACTATCGAAGTCGGCTTATTCTTAGTCTTCGAATCCTTCTTCAAATCAGACTCTTCGTCGTCGTACGAGCCCAGGCCACTTGAATCTGCGTCAATGTACGTGGTCAAACAACGATCAATTTCGTTCCACGAATCGAACCGATTGTTCATCACGCGGTGGCTCACGATCGTGCGCTTCAACACCTCGCTGACGATGTACCTATGAAGGTCGGACTTCGGTGACAAATCCAGGCCTTGCGGATACTCGTAATCAAACGTTCGATCCACGTTCGCAAGGGTAGAAATGTTGCCCTTCCCGACGTCCCCGTAAACAATGTTAGGCATTATATTGTCCTCTATTTCGTCGTAATTTGTCTACTTCCTACGGTGTCTATCTCGAAATGAATTCCTACAGTCGCCACTAGAGCATCACCAGCGTAAGCATCACCAGCAGAAGCGACTCTTTCTAAAGTAAAAAGAAATTGGTCTTCGATCTTAAAATTAGTTCCGGTAATCTCATCGAAATCAGTTCTCATAAACTCGTACTGAGTATCGAACGCTATTTCCTTAGTTATAGTCGTGACAGCGTCCAACGTGGTATCGTCTCTTGCTAGGGTGTAGGTAAGTTGCCAGTTCACATAGTCCGTACCTGTTGGAGCCGCCTTTCCTTGCCAGTGTATATGGAAAGTAATATTAGAACCTTCCTTGTAACGATGTTCCAGCTCGAAAGACCCATGAATCTCTTCACCGACTGCGAACGCATAAGTTTCGATTCCAGTATCATCACCAGCCTCATCAACGAACGTATCCACGTCCGGCTGGTTAGCGGCTGGTAAGGTCAATAGCATTGCGCCTACGTTAACATCATCCCAAACCGTAGCATCGCCGTGAAACTCTAATATTCCATCAGCCTCGAACTTGGAGTAATTGGTCACACCGCCATCGCCCAAGGCCACGGAATCGGAAGCCACAGACACTACAGCCGTTCCACCGATTTCCAACGTGAGCGAGTCAGCAGCTCGATTGATCGAACCAGCAGTAAGCTCACCAGTACCTAAGCTGAGATTAGCAAACGTGGGACTGGCATCAGTCGTCAAGTCTTGATTGATAACGGACGCAAGCTCAACCGTCAACGAACAAGCCGAACTAAATGTCAACGTTCCAGCACTTCCATCCCCGATCGTGAAACCCTCATTCAAGGTGAGTGTGTTAGCCTGACCAAGGGCCGTGATCGTGACGTTGTAACCATCCCCGATCGTGAAGTCCTCATTTAGTGTCAAAGAACGATCGCCACCACCAACAAGCAAGTTCAGAATACGATCAGCTGTGTCGTCTTCGTTCCACAGAAGCTGCAAGGTGTGAGAGGCATTAGTGTCGTTTAACTTTAACGAACCAACCGTCGCGTCGCCAGTGACATCAAGATCTCCGCCAACACCGAAGTCTCCATCAAATAACCCTGAGCCATCCGTGCGAAAGGCTACTTGCGTCTCACCACTGAAGTCACCATCCGGATCACCAATGTCTTCGGTATCATCGAATAACGCTGGCCCGAAAGAACCTACATAGATCTTTTGGACTGTCATCTAGTTAACGGTTTCCTCTTACCAGTAGTTTTCTCGACCCTTTCTACTACGTCCATAGAAAAAGGATCACCATAAGCGGCACGAGTTCTATAAACTTGTTCTAGGCTGCCGCCAGCCCTTTCAACGTCCTTCCTAGTTATGGGACTTTCAGGGCCCTCGTTGTGCTTCAGGCTGCTCTTGCTCTTTTTGTAAAGCTTAACTACTCTAGGCATGCTTGTACCTCCAGTCCGTTGTACGTACGTCACAAGACTCGTAAAGTTCCTTGTACTCATCTTCCGGATTATCTAACTCCGGTCCTTCAAAATACCGTTCTCCGAGATCAAGCATCTCGATAATGTACGCGAATGCGTCCATGATGTCCCATAGTCGTGACCTTGGAAAACTCATCAACTGTGCCTCAAGTTCATGACAACAGTTCTCGTTGTGATAAACGTAACCCTGTCGATAGTAGGGCAACAGCTCCTTAATTCGCTTCTCCTTGCCACGCTCCTGTGAGTCACCACCACGCGCTTTCAACCAGACTGGCTCACCGATCGGGATACCACGCTTAATAATCTCGTTCTTGACTGGCTGCTTAATAAACTCTTCAAGCGACGTGACTTCGACGCCAAGCACGTGTGCGTTCAGTCGGGCAAGCATCTGAAACATCTCGTTGTAGAGCTCATCCGGATACATCTTGCGTGAGACAACATCACGAACGTAAAGCCGGGCACTCTGACGATCGATCCCGACGCCAACAACGGCACTTTCGGCTGAGTGCATCTTAACTGTCTTCGCAGGGTCAGCAATTACCACACTCTCGACCCTGTCCTTAGTCTTCATGAACTCGTCTTCCGTCTCTGAGTAATGCTTGAAGTAAGACTGTTGAAAGATCGCATCCTCAACGGAAACGGGTAAGTTTCTATACTCACGAGCGAACACGTCAAGCTGACCACGCCGTTCATGAGCGTCATACAGTTTCTTAACTTCCGTGTCCGGCATGAAGTTCGGCCAATTCGACTTTAAGTCCGGCCCACACAGCTCCAGTCGAACACTGTACCAATCCGGATCTTCCAAAAGGTGAACAAGCAACGAATCCTCATGCAAAACGGTTCCAACCAGCACGATCTTCCAGTCCTTTCGCGCTCGGTTGATCGAGTTGCAAACATCAGAAAACCACCACTCCCGAAGCGTTTTTCGAAGATCATCATTACGAACGGCTTCCGGGTCTTCCAAGTCATCCGCGATAATCAAGTCCGGACGATAACGATCGTAAAGAATACCACGAACTTGCTGCCCGGCACCACGTGGCATCACCATCGTGCCGCTTTGCGTAATCCACTGTTCTTTCGAATACGACTCGCTCTTCATCGGGCCAAATAGCTCTTTGACCATCGTATTGGTCGCGAGCTCACGCTTCAAGTTCTCGCCATCCATCACTGCTTTGGTAGCGGTAGCACTGATAGGAACGATGAACCTTTTTTCCCGAAACAAAATCCTTTTCGCTGGATGAGCAATCGTGTCGATCGTGGTCTTTCCAAAGCCACGTGGTGCAGCAATGACAGCCTGCTGAATCGAATCATCGTCCAAGATTCGAAAGATCTCATCATGTAGTTCCGAAAACGGAAGCCAAAAACGTTCTGGAAACAGCACCTTGGCGCATGTTCGTGTGCTTGCGTAGCACTGCGCCATGATGGTTCTAACATCATCGTCGTACTTTAAACTAGTTGACGCTTCCATTGTCGATTTTTTTCTCTATTCGCTCCAGGCTACGTTTCACCCATTTCATGTCTGCTCGGAACTCACTCATCGCAGTTTCGCAAACTCGTTGTGACATCTCGACTTCAAAAACTCTTTGACTTAACTTCGTATCAATCGAACCAATCTGCGCACTAGTAAATGCCAGCACCGTTATAAAGGCCGCAATAGCAGCAGCGATAGCTCCGATAGTCCCAACCATTTTTCCAGTGTTTGGCATACTTTACTCCATAGCCTTAATCATGCTTTGCTTAAGATCCTTGCTTCCTTCACACCAGTCCACGAAGACATTAACCATACGATCTCGAAGCGAGTGGTCGACTTGGCCTTTCCGGCCTCGATGATCGACACCACGCAGGGCAATCTGTTCCTCGGGCGAGAACATGAATTTCTTGACCTCAAGCCAGTCCTCAAAGTCTCTTGCAATGTCCTTGTACTGCCCTCGAACAAGCCTTCCACAGTTCTCTCTTTTGGGCTGTTTCTTGCCTATTAGATCACGAGGATCTGGAATTTCCTTTGCAAGCAAGTGTTGCAACCCTTCTCGTTCTGTTTTGAATCTCATTAGTACACCGCCCACTTATCGTTAAGACCGGATTCGTTGTCAGATGGGGATTCATTATTATCGTATAAAACACATTCGAATATATACATACTAGCACCAACTATATTCCACCATAGTTCTGTGAAATCGTTACCAGCAGTTCCAGCATTTCCTGTTACAACAGTGCTACCATTATACCTGATCTCTGAATTAGCGCCATTAGCTAAGCCATAGAACATATGATCATTCGGTAATGCAGTGTCAGTATTCCACAACAGACTGTCATCAAGTAAGTAAAGTAAATTCTTATTACCGCCGGAACCATAAGCACCCACAGTAAAACCACTAACATACTTTCTATACCCACCGCTCGAAATGATTCCACCACTCCTGGCAACAACGAAAATAGATTTCGGTTGAGTAAGTGACACTGTGCATACCATATACCCTGGATATATAGCTGCATCACCTTTTACTCCTGGTAACCCATTTTTAACATTCACATAATAAGTTGGCTTTTTACTCGCTATGCTCTGTGTCAGATCATTCCCATTCCCACTCGAATCTGGCCACGTTCCAACTGGGTCACCATCTTCAAGCCCAGTAATAGCATCAGCCTTCCACCAACCAACCGGAGAGCCGGAAGGGACAAAACCACTACTAATTGTAGCTGTCCTACCCAAAAGTCCTGGCATCACGATGTACCTCCATCCGTCCACGCACCAGACCGCCCAATCACTGTCCAACCAGCAGCAGAGTCCTTTACAACAGTCACGTAGTCACCAGCAGCACTTTCTGAGTCGAGCATGTGAGCGTCCGTGAGTGCAGTCCCGTCAAGCACGAATCTATCGTTGTCATCAAGGTCAACCTTGATCAGATTGGCGCCAGTGGAATAAATCGTTACGTTCGCTCCCTCAGCAACTCCAGAAACTGCTGGCAACGTAACCGTGTAAGCGCCACTTACCAGGACGAGCGTGCCCAGACACTGTGCATCCGTAAGCGCAGTGTTCTCGCCTACGTCGATAACGTCAAGCCCGCCACTTATAACGCCAGCGCCAGTGATGTTGTAACCGCCCATTGCGATGCTGGCAGCCATCGTACCAAGTTGAGTGTCGGTGTTTTGTGAGTGCTTCTTGTCAACAGCATCCTTGGCATCTGCCACAGCAACTTGGTTGCTACCGTCGTAGTCAAGGTACTGATCAGTGTTCTGCGTGTGCCTCGCTGCAGTGTTGGCGGTCACCTCAGCAGGGCTAACATAAGGTGTTAGTATCTGCATGGCTACCTCCTACAATTTAGCGAAGAATGAAGTGATGTGCAAAACGCCATGCGAGTCAGCAGTTTTGCTAACAAACTTGAAGTTCTGCACGTGGTCCGGACTATCGAGGATAATGCCACCACCTGCAGGCATTACGTGGCCGAAGTCGGCACCGCCAGAACCAGTAGGATCGTTTGCTCCATCAAGTGTGTAACGAACGTCATTCGTTTCACAAGTGATCAATGCACCTACTGCTGTTTGGCCAGACTCACCGCCGACTATGTTCGCCGCGGTCAGACCAGCCGCCGAGTTAGTCGAAGTCTGTTTCCAGGTGATCTTCGCCTTTCCCGACGTTTGTGTAGCGAATCTCATTTTGACCTCCTAGTCGTGAAGGTTATTTGTTGATGCCTGTTCTCTTCTCATAAGTACGTAGAACGCCAAGGCCCAGTAACGAAGTTACTAGCGTCAGGGCTTCCGCCGTGTTAATGTTTGGCAGTGGTCTTTCAGGAAAGAAGAAAACGAGCAGTGGAGCCAGAATCCAGCCCCAGAACAAACTTAACGCACAAATCCAGCCGATAGCAGGACGCCAGCCGGCTACGAAAACTGTGCGGTGTGAAGCCTCAATCTTGTTGATCTCAGCCTGCCACTCGTGTGGTCGCTGAGCGATCTTGGTTAGAACGACTTGGGCAGCGTGTTTTTCTTCTGGCGTCTCGACGAACTTGTCGATTACGTTGGCGATTCCGTTAGCTGCGTCGCCGATTCCAAGACCAACAAGTTTACTTAAGAATCCCATTATTGCCTCCTTACGGATAAACCAGCAACAAGCCCTGATAGTTTCTGCAATCGACGTGTAACCATGATACGTTCTCCTCGATGCACGTTATCCAACCAAAGTCTTCTCCGTCCTTGATGTCGCTTCGAATCTCTTGCACCGTTTTATCAACTGGAACCAAGTCAACAGCGCGCCCGAAACGATGTTGGGACCACTTGGCCCCGATTCTGCAGCCAGGCGGCCGAAACCCACGATAGTGATGCTCGCCGCCCCACCACCACGTATTTGCGATCATCTTTCCGTAACGTTCTCTAAGCCTGTCTGCTATCTTCAGAATCCGCGGATCGAACAACCACCAGATCTGGTTTAGCTTATTGCGTCGATCGAAGTCGTTATAAACCTCACGTGGAACCAACTCATAAGACTTAAAGTACTTCGGAACATAATCCACTATCCCACCTCCTCAAGGTCCGCATCGACAACCACACCAGACTTGACGCCAGATTCGATCGCACGCTTCTTGATCTCCTTAATGTCTTCCCCACTAAAGTGCGCATGCGCTATCGCGCCCTTGACATTCGTGATCGGGCCGTACCCTGCTCGGGCCAGCATAGTATTTGCTTCCCGCGCTCGAAGCCCTACTCCAACCGTCGTACCATCAACTTCACCCTCGATAATCTCTTCCAATAACTTCAATGACTTGGGAGCGTTCTCGCGAATCCTCTTGGCCAGATCAAGCGTTTCAGCATCTCGTGCGCCTTTCATAACATCAAGTTTATCGCGTACAACCGGTGAGTTCAGAGTATACGAAACCATCGTTTCGCTAACCCCGAGATCCCTTGCGATGTTCACTACTTTCTGGCCAAGAAGACGGCGCCTGACTATCTCATGATGTACCTCCCACATGTGATCGACTTCGAAGGCCTTCTTCTGCCCGGGCTCGGCGCGTCGTCCGTCTCGCTCGCCCGTCCGATTCCCGGTTCTGTACTTCGTCATGTCCCTTTTCGGTTGCATCATGCCTTCACCCTTCACCATTGTATAACCACATTCTACCACGGTCGCTTTGCCGTTGTCAAGTTATTTTTTGCCACATTTGCCTGCGATCTGCATTTTCACCCATTTGTGGCGACGCCAGAACGTCTCGCCTATCGCCGCACCAGACACTATCACAAACTCCCGTGAACCTCGCTCACTTTGTTCAAATTATGAACGAAGTGAATGAAATTCACAATTTTGTGGGATTATAGAACCCGTTACGTTTCCTGCAGAAGCCTTTCCCGCGCGAAGCGCAAAGGTTTTCCCCCAACGGATTTCTGACGGTGAACGGTGGCCCAAAAACTTTTTGCTTGACAAAACTGGTAATGTATGATCTGATGGTTTCAACAATGCGAAACGCGCATCGCCGTTCCTTGACAATCGAATACTCTGGTGTTTGTCTCGTGGTCCGCCCTTTTATGGAGGTGTATTATGGCAGACATTACCACGAAAACTTGTTCCGTATCCGGTGGGGACCTGCCGGAAGGTTTCAAGGCTAATATCGACGTGAACATCGACTTTGAGGGCGCAACACCTGCTGACATACGCAACTGGGCTATGTCACACCTGATCATTTCGGTGCAACGGGTGTTGAAAAAGAAAACCACCAAGGAGCTCAACGAGCTCGCCAAGACTGGCTACGCCGTTCGGGCGCTCGACGCCGGTAAATCGGCCGCCGACCCGAAGGCCGCATACAAAACGTGGTTCAAGGGTTTAAGCAAGGACGAACAGATGGCCGAAATCGAACGGTT